GGAATTTTTAGAATTTTAACAAACCAAGGAGAGATTGGGCATGTCACAACAACAGAAGCTTGAAAAGGTATTGGATCTGCTATTAAGCGAAGATTCAGACCAGGCAGCTGAACTACTCCACCAAATCATCGTTGAAAAATCGCGCGTAATCTATGAAAGCATTGTTGAAGAAGACGATGTTGAAGAACTCGACGAATCCGATGAAGTTGGTGGCGAGCCAAGTGAAGATTTCACAGACGAAATCGCTGCAGATACTGATGAGATTGATTCCGACGAACAAAGCGACGGAGAAGCCGGTGATGACGAATCCGACGCCGAAGGCGACGAGGGCGACGAAACGAGTGAAGGAAGCACAGAAGATCGTGTTGAAGACTTAGAGTCGCAACTTGCTGAGCTACGTGCCGAATTTGACGCGCTAATGGGCGAAGAAATGCAAGAGCCACAACATGCCGACATGGCAATGGACGACGAAGTTGAGCCAGCAATGGACAGCGACATGGGCGGAGATGCCAGCGATTTCGGCGGCGGCGAAGAACAAGTAGTCGGTGAGGTAGTTGCTAAGTTCATGGAAAAGAAAAGTTCCAGCAAGCTTAAGGTAGCACCGCAAGCCAAGAAGTCTGGTAACAAAGTTGCTGAAGAAACAAAGTTTCTAAACACTGTTGCTGATACTGGTCAAAAGGGTACTGCTAAACTAGTCGGTACTGGTAAAAACACACCACTAGGTGCTGAACAAGACAAATCACCATACACCAACATTCCAGCACGTAAAGACTACGGTGGAAAGCCAACCAAGATCGGCGGCGATGGCGGAACTGGTGGCGAATACGGTAAGTGGAATGGCGACTCTGCAGCTAGCAAGACTCCGACAGATAACGTAAATGTTAAGTCGAAGAACTCAAGCGTCAAGGCCGACACAACTGCAAAATTTACTGGCGGTAAGGTAGCTGGCGAGGGATTCACAAAGTCTCCTCTAACCAAGAAGCCATCTTAAGGAATATAGCAGCGATGTCAAACAAACTGTACGAGTTTCTGTCTTTTGACAAGGCACACGTCCAACTTCTCGAGGAAGATAACAAGATGACTGGCGGTAAAGATCTCTGCATGAAGGGTATCTTTATCCAGGGTGACGTGAGGAACCAAAATCAGCGAGTTTATCCGGTGAGAGAAATTGCCAAAGCTGTTAATTCTATTACTGAAAAATTGAGCGCAGGTCAATCTGTTATGGGCGAACTCGACCACCCGGAAGAGTTGTCTATTAACCTTGACCGCGTAAGTCATCTTATCACAGAAATGTGGATGCAAGATGCAGACGGATACGGTAAGTTGAAAATTGTACCAACACCGATGGGAAACATTGTAAAGACATTGTTACAGTCGGGTGCAAAGTTGGGAGTTTCGTCCCGTGGTTCTGGAAATGTTGGTGATGACGGTGCTGTTTCAGATTTTGAAATCATCACAGTTGACATCGTAGCACAACCAAGTGCTCCAAATGCATTTCCTAGGACGATTTACGAAAGTTTATTTAACATGAAGGGTGGATCTAGGGTTATTGTTACCGCAAGGGAAGCATTAACAGAGGCCGCTGCACAGAGACAGCTTGTTAAAGACATTCAAAGAGTTATTAAAGAGTTAAAAATTTAGGAGAACTCAAGATGGCAAAAAAAATTGATGAGATCTTGAGTGAAAGCGTTGGACTGACCGAAGAGACCAGAAGCCAGATCGTTGGCCTATGGGAGTCTAAGATTGCCGAAGCGCGTGAAGAAGTCGCTGCAACACTCCGCGAGGAATTTGCACGTAGATTTGAACACGACAAGGGTGCCTTAGTCGAATCAATGGATCGTTTCTTAACTGATAAAGTCCGCGTTGAACTCGAAGAATTCGCCGAAGACAAGAGACAACTTGTCGCCGAACGTATTGCCTACAAGGGCAAGATTGTCGAACATACAGAAATGCTAAACAAATTTATCACAGAATCCGTAGCAAAGGAAATGAAAGAGTTTTACGCCGAAAAGAAGGCGATGAATGAAAACTTCAAGAAACTAGAAAATTTCCTATTGAAGCAGCTTGCTGAAGAAATTCGCGAGTTCCGTATTGACAAGAAGTCCCTAGTGGAACAGAAAGTTAAGATGGTTACTGAAGGTAAGCAGAAGCTACATGAAACAAAGGCACAGTTTATTAAGCGTGCAGCTCAGATTATCGAGTCAAATATTGAAAAGGCTCTACGTTCTGAAATCAGTCAGTTCAAGGATGACATTCGTGCCGCCCGAGAAAATGACTTCGGCCGTAAGATTTTTGAAAGCGTTGCAGCTGAATTTATGACTTCGTATCTAAATGAAGGTACAGAACTTAAGAAGCTACAGAAGGTGGTAGAATCCAAAAATAAGGAACTTGCAACATTAACTGAATCAGTTAAGAAGAGCAGGGGCCTGATGGAAGGGCTTGACACCAAGTTGAAGGCTACTCAGGATTTGGTCGAAAGACAGAAGGTTATGTCTGAGTTACTAGCTCCTCTATCGAAAGATAAGAAGTCAGTAATGAAGGAATTGCTTGAATCGGTAAAGACAGTAAACCTACAAGGTGCATACAACAAGTATCTACCAAGTGTGTTAAATGAAGCCATTGAACGTAAACCTGAGTCACGTGTGACACAGTTGAACGAGGCGACATTGTCAGCCAATACAGGTAATAGAGCGAAGGTCGCTCAAAGTGGTGATGACCAAGAGGCATCGCTAGAGTTAAACAGAATTTTAGCCCTAGCCGGCAGAACAAAGTAATTTAGGAGAATTATACAATGGCAACTAAGCTATTTGAATCAAACTGGGGCGCAACAAAAGAAGCCCTTTTAGAAGGTCTTTCGGGAACCCGTAGACAGTCCATGGACGTCGTGTTTGAAAACACTCGTCGTTACTTGGCTGAATCGGCAACTGCAGGAGCCACACAAGCCGGTAACATCGCTGTTCTAAACAAAGTGATGCTACCACTAATGCGTCGTGTTATGCCGACAGTTATTGCGAACGAAATCATGGGCGTACAGCCAATGACCGGTCCAGTTGGCCAGATCCACACATTGCGCGTTCGTTATGCTAATACCGCTGCTGGTGTAACAGCCGGTACTGAAGCACTTGGTCCGTTCGAAATTGCTAAGGCATATTCGGGTAACGAAGTTGCTGCAGATCCAGGTGCTGCTTCAACAGCACGTATGGAAGGTATTCCGGGTAACAAGATGAGCATCCAAATCTTGAAAGAGACCGTCGAAGCCAAGACACGTAGGTTGTCGGCACGTTGGACTTTCGAGGCTGCACAAGATGCAAACGCAATCCACGGTATCGATATCGAAGCTGAAATCATGCAAGCCCTTGCACAAGAAATCACAGTTGAAATCGACCAAGAAATGTTGTTCAAGCTAGGAGCACTAGTTCCAGTTGCACCGACAACATTCAACCAAGCTGCCGTTTCTGGTACAGCTACATATGTTGGTGATGAAATGGCTGCTCTTGCAGTTATGATCAACCAGCAAGCTAACTTGATTGCTGCTCGCACACGTCGTGGCGCAGCTAACTGGGCAGTTGTTTCGCCAACAGCGTTGACAATTCTTCAGACAGCTACAACATCATCGTTTGCACGTACCACAGAAGGTACATTCGAAGCACCTACAAATACAAAGTTTGTCGGTACATTGAACAGCACAATGCGCGTTTATGTAAACCAGTTTTCAGGCGACAGCGAGCCAGTTCTACTAGGCTACAAGGGACCTACCGAAACTGACGCAGCAGCTTATTACTGCCCTTACATTCCGCTAATGAGCGTTGGTCCAGTTATGGATCCACAGACTTTCGAGCCTGTTGTTTCGTTCATGACACGTTATGGCTACCTAGAGCTAACCAACACCGCTAACAGCTTCGGCAACGCAGCTGACTACCTATCGAAGGTCGGTATTGACAGCAGCACCCTCAAGTTTTACTGATCTGTTACAAGGTTATATGAC